CAGCCGCTCGACGAACACGTTATCGCGCCAGGAACCGCGGCCATCCATGCTGATGCTGATCGCGTTTTCCAACAGCAGCCCGGTGAACGCCGCGCTGGTGAACTGGCTGCCCTGATCGGTGTTGAAAATTTCGGGGCGACCGTACCGGGTCAACGCCTCATCAACCGCGTCCAGGCAGAAATCAACCTCCATCGAGATCGACACCCGCCAGGCCAGCACCCGTCGCTTGAGCCAGTCCATCACAGCCGCGAGGTAGACAAAGCCCCGCGCCATCGGAATGTAAGTGATGTCCATCGCCCACACCTGGTTGGCTCACTCGATCGTTACGCCACGCAACAGGTAGGGATAAAGCTTGTGCCCATCAGCAGGTTTCGAGGTATGCGGTCGGCGATAGATCGCCTCGATGCCCATCCGCCGCATCATCGTCGTGACCCGCTCCCGCCCGATCGCGATACCCTCGCCTCGCAGCAGATCGCGCGGCATCCGACTGTCCGCGAACGGATAGTCGAGGTGCAGCTCGTCGATCCGCCGCATGATCGCCAAGTCGGTCGCCGACACCGGACACGGATCGTAATACAGACCGCCACGGCTGATCCCCAGCAGCTCGGCCCGGCGCCTCAATGGCAGCCGGTGCCCGCAATCTGCGTCGAGTGGACGTCGTACAGCTGTGCCAGCTCCGCCAGCGTCTCCTCACCCTTGATCGCAGCTAAGGTCACCTTCGCCTTGAATGCTAGACTGTGGTTGCGCCGTGAGCGTCTCGACATGATCCCTCCTGTTACGCGGCATCAGCGCCGCAATCCAGGCAGGGAAAACACTTATCGGAGTGTTCAGATTCGCCCAGCCACCTCTGCGACGTTCGCGCGCCGTTGCCGGGCCAGCAGCAAATGCCGGCCGCAGAACACATACAGCGGCGGATAGCAGTATTCGTCATAATGGCCGTGGAAGAAGCGACCTTCCTGCATGCCGAGCAGTGGGATGTCGGTGTTGTCGAGATCGAGCACGATCTCGCGCGGCGCACGCTCATGCGCCTCGAGGAAAAGATCGACCAGCAGCGCATCGACTGTGCCCCATCGCCTTCGATCTTGTGATACTTCGCGCCATGGCGCTTCGGCATGTGCTCAACACGATTAAGCGTGCTCTTGGCCGCCAACGCCTCGCAGTCCGAGCGCAGCACGGGCGCCAGCTTCCCGGCCAGCGCCGTGAAGGTCGGGCCCTTACGTAGCTCGTCGTGATCGTTAATGTTCCTCGGGTCCGGCTTCGCCGGCCCAAGGGCAGGCTCTCGTAGCCCAACGCCAGGCCAAAGATCCGCTGGCCCACCAGCGTCTCGACTTGATGCTCGACATAGCGAGCGTCGCGCCGGTCGCTGAAACACCGCGCAAACCGACGAATCAGCCCCAGGCCACGATCCACCAGGCCCAGCAGCAGATCTCCCGCGTTCGAGGTGATGTTGCCGCCATCGAAGCAAGCCACCACCGCGCGGTGTCCAATCGCTTCAAATTCATATTGCTTCGGAGTACACTCTGTCGGCATCGGGGATCACCGTGCGGCATGGTTAAGTTGTTCTCGCAAAACCACTTTCCCAGATTCGCGACCCTGATGCACTGCTTACGTTTGAGAAATCCAGGCAAGGCTATGGGGGCCTCGGGGCGGGACGAAGAAACCGCCCCTTTCAGCCGAACCAAGAAACACCACCTGGTGGGAAGCGCAAATTGTCATCAGAGTTCGACAACGACTCTCCAGCATCCCCAAGCAGTCGGCAGTAATCAATTCCCCGCCTTCCAGCGTAGGGTACGCCAATCGAATATACGCCCATCAATCGTTCCGAGCGCCACGATCCAAGCAAGTCTCTCGTCGACTGGCAGGCTAAAGGCAATGTCAAACGGCACCCCGTTCCGTACAAGGAACAGGCAGTCGACTAGATCGGGGTGCCTGCTCAGTTTCCCGCAGTGGCCAAAATTTCAGACTGGGTGCGGTCAGTCGCTCCATTGAGGGTTTCTGCCACCGCAGAAATCCCATGATCTCCCAATCGAGCAACCATTGCTTCGATCTGCTGCTCATTGGCCGGCTGGGGAATCGGCACGCTATCTATCTCGGTCACCGAGCACGCTAGCATCGCCATCCCGAGCCAGGGCTGATTCTGCGCGAGCCCTGGGCCTGCCGCCTTGAACAATCGGAGTTTGTCGAGAGAAGTCATGTGGTGCACAGTTAGTTTTCTTCCAAGCCTATCGGTCACATTTGTGGAAGCGGACGTAGCGGAGATGATCGCGGCTGAGGGGCTCATTAGACCCGCATCCGGCGAGTTGCGAAAAAATCCAACTTCTGCTTGACGCCACTATCGCCCCTCCACTGGCCCGCACTGGCTAGCTTGAACGTCACGCCATCGTATAAATAAGTCGACATTGAGCCGTCTGTTTCTGACACGTACTGATACATCGAGCCTGCGGGAACTGTGTTGCCATTGTAAAACTGTTGTTCCGCAGCAGCGATGAAGTCATCTACGACGGAGTCGCCTCGTTCAATCTCAAACGTGCCTTCCCAGCCTTTCGGTAGCTCCGCCGCCATTTGGGTGCCGTCGAGCCGATCCACTCTTACAGAGGATGTCAGCTGCCGCGCTTCAAAGCTTGTCACATATGTGAGATCCACGCGGCCGGCCGGGCCCAGCACGACCAACTGGGTGTCTACGCCAACGGAAAAATTGGTAAGTGCCATGCTGAGACCTCCTTATGTAGATTGTCCACTGGGAAGCGTCTGGACTGACACAATGACAGACTGGCCGCCTTCAATGTTCACAATAAACTTCTCGTTGATCGACTGATACTGCACCTGGGCATCGGATTGCACGTAACCAAGCCCAGTTTGACTGGCTGGATTGTTCGAAATATCGCAAATCACACTAAAGGGCAGGTTCCCATTGGTACTACCCAGAATTCCTTGATTGAACATATTCTGCAAAAAAGACAACTGAGTTGCGCGAATCTGTTGAAACAGCGAGGTATTGACTAGCTGGCCCACGAACTGGCCCATTCCAGCAGAGAGGGTCTCTGCGATATAATTTGTGAGACGTGTGTAATTATCGCCGTTGGTTGCGAGATTTGAAGACGAATTATGACCGGCACGTACGCCCCAATATGTACCCCCAGGCTGTGGATTACTAATAACATCAATGCCCGCCCCGATCAGAAACGCGAGATCGGCTGACGAATATGTAGTCGCTTGACTCGATCCGGGAGATCCCGATTTCTGACTGCCAACAACGCTATAGATTTGTTTGTTCAAGCTGGATTGCTCGGGTGAGAGGTTAGCCAAGCGACCGGCTGCGAAGCCCTGCGGTGACACCAAACGAACCACGTTGTTGACCTGATCGGACCACCATAACCAGTCGCCGAACATGAGTTTCGCAGAGTAGCTGTCGAGCCCCACCTGAGCCTTAATACCAACCGCATTCTCGATAGTATCGCCAGGAGGACCGGTTAATATCATATACACGCCTTCCTGCAATCCGAACGCCGACTGTGTCGTCCATTGAGTTGGGTCATCTGCGTCGGCCAGAAGGGCGATGCCGCAACCCTGACCTTGCAGCGCATACATCCCCGACATAGGCGAGACACTCGAGCCCACCAATTGACTCGCAGTGACGCCCGTTGCTCCATCAGACCCCGGGGTCCCAGCGCCGAGCGTGATGCCAAAGCTGGACGGGGTGACTGTGGCTCCACCGCTACTCGCGGCGACGAGCTGGGACGGACCACGTTGTGGACCCTGTCCTATATTGACCGCCGCCGCCAGTGCGATCCAGAAATCCGCCCCTGTTCCACCAATGTTGCTGTATATTTCCGGCTGCAGGCCGGGCAATACTACAGTTAGACACCAAGTATTCGTTTGTGATCCGGCGTTTAACGCCAACACCACGTCGTTCCCCAACGAACCTGTATATAAGGCGGTGAAGCAAAATGTCGTGTTAGGCACCATCGACTGCGCCGCTGTATCGGTGCCGTCGGTCACGCGGACGCATCGGAAATTCTGGGCGCCCTGCTGGACGGCGGTTGCGACCTGAGTTCCCATGTCATATTGGCGCGCAATTACCGAGCCGAAACTGCTGGCGAAATCGGTCATGGTCGCGACGATTACGGGCTGACTGACAGGCCCCCACGAGGCGGTACCCACAACACCAAGAACATTCGTTGGTACCCCATTCAACATCAGATTTTGTGGCGGCACGATCTGTACGTAGAGATCGGGCACTACCAAGGCGGTCGTGTTGAGACTGCCCTGCTGAAAGATCGGCATAGGCGTCAATCCTTTGTTGCGGAGATAGCGAGAACCCGTACCACCGAGTGAGCCCAATCGCTGCTAAGAATTTTTGCGATATTTCCCGGGTCACTGACGCTGTCCCCTCGGGCGAAGCCATTAAACGGTCTAACAACAATCAATGTGAACTTCATGAAGTCCCCGAATTTATGCCGTGAAGCCGGCGGTGTTTAGCAGTAGGTCCCCGAACAACATCGCGGGCGGTGAAGTAAAGATGATCGTCGGATACTCAATCTGGTAAAGCAGATCACGGCGGTAGAGCAATGCATCCTGAGATTGATCGAACACCGTCGTGCCGGCGTAAGTCAGCTTACCCATCGAGCCGTCAGCGAAAGTGATGAACGTCGACTGTGCGAGGGCGACATCGATGGAAATTGCCGTCGCGTCGCGAGATGCCGGTGTCGGGCACCAGCATGTAACACGAAAATCCTGTTCTTGGCGTCTAATCTCCTGCTGAGCCGACCCGTCTGCGACCACCCGGGCGATTAGGCTGTTCGCCCCAGGTATGCTGAGTGTGGATCCGGAAACCTGAATAATTGCATTTGCGCGAGCCAAGGCAGCTAAATTGGCAGCTACCAGGGCGGGATCCTCGCCGACCTGTGTGCGATAGACGTAACTCCGGCCGCTTTGACCGTTAACTAGAATGCCAGCCAGCTGGCCGGGTCCGCCGGATCCGCCGAACGTCGCCGACGTTCCTGATACTGATACGGTCAATGAAGGTGCGGAAGTGCGGCCCGATTGCCTTTGGGTATAGCGTGTTGTAGTGCGTGCACGACCGGGGACTGGAAAGACCGTTACGTTAATTCGTCCCGCTGAGAGGTCTGCGTTCAGTGCAGCCGAGTTCGGCCAGCCACGATAGATACGACAGTCAACCCCCGGAACACTTGGCGACGTCGTTCCGTTTGGATAAAGGGCAGCGGAGGAGAGTGTGACCAGTGCTGTCTCTACGTCGGACTCGTCGGCCATCACGTTGCAGCTTGCTTGACGGTCACTCGCCAACCGAGATTCGTCAACTCCGCGGATGAGACAACGGCGTTACGGCCCAGATCGTCAGTCATCAGATCGGAGAATTGAAGCACCATCTCAGGAACAGACGGTAGCAGCACCGTCCAATGGGACACCGACGAGTCGCCGGGAAGATCGGCGGACGGGATTCCAGCGGGCGAGGCAGCGCGGACACTGGCTGGCCAGTTAGTGAGAATAGGTGTGTTGGTCGCCACAGTCACCCCTCCATATGTATTCACACCGCTGGCTGTCGGGGCTGCCGGTCGGGTGAAAGATACGATGCGGTCGGTGTGTACGCACAGTATTGGCATCAGGGCCTGCTGGGAAGCAATAAACCAGGTGCCACCACGCTGAACCAAATAATCTCCAATTCTGGTGTAGGCGGAATCAAATATGCCATTCCATAGAGGATGATCGTAGGTGTTCGCTCGCTCAAATCCCCCGAGCACGTTACAAAACGCAGCACGCAGGCGGAGGAAGCGATGTGTGGGCAGCAGTGGGTCAGAGACGCCCGAAGGTCGATACGCGTCCGTTGGAGCTCCTAGGAATCGAGCGGCTACGTTTAGACCCCAACTGATCCGATCCTGGATACGGGTCTCATCCATTTACACCACCAGAGTAATGCCGCTGCCTGTCAGGGCCGGCCCGCGGGGAATTCCAAAAAAACCGCACAGCCGGCGACACCAACCGTCAAACAGGCGCTCGCGATCGCGCACTTCGTCCGAATTACGGGTCCACACACCGGCTTGGTCGGTGTCCAGGTTTTCGCCCGAGTGTGGTACCGCCGCTTCCAGGCCGTGCAAAGCGACAAGGTACCGTCGCACGATCCCGGTTTCAGATTGCGATAGATTATTCATTCGAAATTCCAATAGACCGTAGACCTGAAAGAATCGCCACGACTCCGAACCGGTGGGTGCGGCGCCATACGCTGGGTAGCCACAATATCTTCGAATGTCGGTTTTTTCGGCGTCGGTAAAGGGTGTCACAGAAATGACCCGTCACCACGCGTTAGAAGCACCATTCCGCTACCGGATGTCAACATGACTGCTGCGTAAGAAATGAGACTGTTAATCGCGAGCACAACATGCGTATTCGATAATACCGGCATATCTGCTATTGATGCTGCAACCGATGGATCCGCGCCGAACCGGACATAAGCGATTGATGCAGACGTGTTGGTTACCACGATAGAGTCGCCCCCTCCGGTTAATTGCATGCTGGCCGAGGTCGTGCCTGCGCTGACAGACACGGTTCCGGTCGGACGAAATGGGGTTATGGATCCTACGGGCATGATTGATGAGGTCCCTGTCGCTTAACCAATATGCTCGACCATCACTGCACGCTTGAAGGATGCATTGGTGGATGTCGGGATAGTCGTTGGATTGGTGGTGGTATCGGACGGTGCACAGTAACCACCCATCCAATACCATGACTGGGCAATAATCTGCTGCAGACGATCGATCGGCTCACGGGTGACCATGGCGATGCCATCGACCATTGTCACGATTGAGTCAGCGGGTTTCACATCCTCGGCCGCCATTCCGGCGAAAGCGCCCTCGATCAATGCGCCTTGGCCACAAATGATTGGACGCCGTATCAACAGCCCTGCAAGCGTTGGATGTGGCTGAACAAATGCCTCCGTGGTTGGCATGAACCGCAGACCCAGAAAGTCGTTAGTCATACCTTTGCGGAAGACCTGATTGGCAGAGGTGGCACCTTGAAATAATTGCTTAAAGTCCGGGTCGGCAAAAAGCTGACGTGCAGACACAGGATCCAGATAACAATTATAGGCTCCATCGATCTCGGGCACTGCGTTGAGGCGCAATTTAGCCACCGAATCTAGCAGGTTTGACATCGCCAGGGTATCACCTGCGAGCAAAGCAGACGTATTAGATCGCCAAGACGGGCGCATTATGATTGACGCATTGGCGGCCACGACAGAATTGCCTGCTGTTCCGTCGCTCACGGTCACATTTCCCGAGAACGTTAGCACCCCAGAGACGCCATTCGGTGCTGTTGAAAGGTTCGTAGCATCGGCTACCGCGGAAAATAAAGTGTATGCGTCTGAGCCAATGGTTATGGTAAGCGGATTTGAACCGCTAACCGTCTGCTGAACGCCGTTTACGAACGCCGTTTGGAAGCCGCGGATGTCGTCAACTGAGACCGCCGTGCCAGAAGTGGAAAGCGTTACTCGCACTCGCGTGTTGCCGCCGAAGTAAGCATTGAACAGTGCATTGCGTGCCAGCTCGTCCAAGCTGCGGGCCGCTTGCTCGCCGTTTACATAAGCATTCTGTAGGAATTGCGAGGCAATACCGACCCGATCCGTGACTATATTGAGATCAGTCGTCGCCGCGTAGTGATTTATCGTTATAGTATACTGTTCGACGCCCCAGCTATTTGGGGTCAGGCCGTTATCGAAATTCGTATTCGCGCTAGGCGCCAGTGGCGTCGTGACGGTTGGTTTCAATCCAGCTCGCGTCTTTGTGAGCGTCTCACCGATACCAACTGCTATCTCCTGACGGTCCGCGCAGGCTCGATAGCCGAGACGGGACCGAAGCGCCTGCATAAACTCACGCTCGAGAAAACCCTGCTGTATGATCGGTTGCAGGGCTGCTGGGAAATTCTGAATACCCATGCGGAGACATTCCTCAATACAATGGTGAAAGAACTCAGAGAACCATATAGTTTTAGCTTTGTCGTGGGGTCATCCCCGGTGTTTCACGATTGCTTCGCGTGCAGTACGGTACTCGGCGTCGGTCATCTCGGTTGCCAGCTTTTGTCGTGGCGCTTGGACGGGCGGTGGCGTTGCGATGCTAGAGAATGACGACGTGCCGAATAACCAAGGCTTAACCTTCTTGATCCGAGCCATTATCGCCGGTGCACCATCGATCTCACCCCCTGCCCCCAATTTTACGTCGCTGAGATCGATAAGCTTAAGGCCGTCGAGATCGACCATGCCTGCTCGTATGGCCTCCGCCTTGAGCTCGGAACCGATAAGCCTGCCTTCGTTACGTTGTTCTATCTCGGCCAGGCGGCGTTCCAGAGTCTCGGCGCGAAGCCGGAGTTCATCAATTAGGTCGTGTGACGGGTCTGTAACCGGAACGTTGTCTGACATCAATCCTTCTCATCGGTTTTATTATCTGTTGTAATCCGGGCCAATTCCGCAGGTATGTCTTCGATATCGTATGTATCTGCGATCGACTTAACTGCAGTCTCACGGCTGATTTGGCCTGCAGCTGCCAAGGTAGACAGAGTCAAAGCGTCTTTCTGACGATCATCGGATGTCGGGGCATACCATCGCGGCCATTTTAGCGTGAGCCGAGCAGTAGCGTCGAGGTCCGAAACCTGTATGCCCATGACACTAAGTCGATAATGCTGTGTGGTCTGAAGAAACATTCTTGCAAGTTGAAGCAGAGCGCCTTCACCATAGCTTATTCGCAAATTATCGGCGAGCCAAATGAGTCCTTGGTTCAACAGTTCTAGTGCCCGACCGGACTGGGCGGCCGTCAAGCGATCAGCACTGGCTCTGTTCCCATGAACACTTTCTAGCGCCATTTCTCTTAGCACGCGCACATAATCTATCACGGCCGCGGATGCGGTCCCGCCTATCTCAAGTAATTTTGCGTCACCTTTCTCGCTTACAACTAGAGCGTTGCCGGCACCCTTGATGATCTCCGAGTCGGTTGTCGTCGGTTCTTTAATTAAGAGAGTAGGATCGCTGCTGTATTTAAGTCCGCGACCGGCCTGACTGAGCTGATAGTCGATCTCTATCTGATTCTCGATTGCTGCCCGAAAAGTACAGGCACCTTCGTTAGGGTCTCCGCTTGCCGACGCCCCCGGTAGATTGCGGATCCACACGAGAGGGACGAAACCAAGTCCATGGAAAACGCTCCGCGTGTGATCGACTTTTGGTTCGATTATCTCTCCGACCAGCCTAGGTACGAACCAGGTCTCAGTTTCTAAATCCCAACGGCGCATAAACCAGTAATCGCCGTCGGGTTCGGCGACGTCGTACCCGCTGGCAACCAATGTCTGTCCGGAGACCTTATATTTCTCGGTCACCTGGGTGAGCACGTCGGGTGCTTCGGCATCCCAGATTGGAGTAAGATAGGAAGTGTCGATCACATTTAAAAACACGCGGCTACGAAGGACACGCAGCAAGATCGCCACAGACCCGATCGACCCACGAATCGCGGCGTCTATCATGACTTGATTTAGCTTGGTTTCCTTGACTATGCCGGCGAGGAAATCGGCGATGGACCGATCTTGACAGTCGATTGTCGGAAAGTGCCCTTCGCTGAACAAGAGTGAAACACTGTCTTCGACCACGACACGACACAACGCATATCGGATGCTTGGACGGCGATTTCGTAACGGGATATATTCGCCGTTGCTGGATCGTTCTTGATGGAATTGATATGGTAAAACGTCGTATAGCGTACCATTTAGAACCCGGCGGAGGATGTCAAGGGACCGGGTTCGTGGCGCATAGTCGGAGTCACGCGGAATGAAGTCGCAAATCGTTTCAAACATCTCGTCCCTTTGGCGGCCTAAGCCGCGAACAATGAATGTGTTCTCGGGCTAGCGCGCAAGATGGAGCGTGTTAAGACGTCGCGTGGCCACATGGGACCGAGTCAAGAATTCAAATCCTCGCGTAAGTGCGTCAACTTGATCGTCCTTGCGGCCATCGGGAAAATCCCGCAACTCATCCAGAAAAACGTGGTTCCACCTCCCCTGAGAAATCGCAACGTTGCGGGCCTCTACTTGGGAAGCCACCGGCATCGCGCGGGTCATTTTGGAGCCGGTCTCGCGCGATGATGTTGTGTGATACCCGGTAAGTTGGCCCGTCAGAAAGGCGATTTGAGCCTTCCCGGCTTGGCCGGGGTCTTCGGGCAGGCTAACAGGAACCGCGAGACCGTCACGGTGAGCCGTATCGACAATCGTCGTTACGACCTCGTTCGGGCTCCCCCGCATTCGAACGATGTCCAAAATCACGAGCCGCCCGGTCGGGGCCGCAAAAAGCTTTAATCCCACTGTCCAATCTGGATCACTACCACCTGTGGGCGCGGTGGCGGCCAGATCCCATGCCCGGACGACCCGCCCTCCTGCCATGGCAGGCTCCTCGCTCAGGACATCGATGCGATCACACCGGAACAACCCGCCTTCAACCGTACCGGGAGATTGCTGGAACATGGAACGCCACACTCGTTCCCCCACTGATGTGCGGCGCTCGAAGAGACCCGACAGGCCCTCCCACTCCGGCCATATCGGGGCACCGAGACGGCGACCGACCGGGTCGTTCGCCTCGGCCAAGCCGGCGAGTTTTAGGACGCGCCACCCTGCGTGATCAGGGGTCTGAATGCGTGCACTGATATCGTCCTCGTGCCATCGTGTCATTATCAACACGACGCGACCGCCCGGTTTGAGCCGCGTGAGTAGTTCGGATTGAAACCAGGTCCATAATTTGTCGCGCAACCGCCCGTTTGTGACGTCGCCTTGCGATTTGATCGGGTCGTCAATTATAGCTAAATCGGCTCGACGGCCAGTGATAGGGCCCCGAACTCCAGCAACAAAATACTCACCACGACGGGTCGTGCGCCATCGCCCCGCGGCACGACTATCCTTTACGAGCCCGTATCCAAGGCGCACGCGATTATCTGCTATCAGGTTGCGAACCTGACGACCAAAGTGTTCGCTTAACCCTGCCGTGTGTGAGACGACAATCACTGAGCTCGAAGGATGCTGGGTGAACCACCATGCTGGAAATAGGATCGAGCCATAAGTTGACTTCGCCGATCCCGGTGGCATCAGGATAATGAGGCGAGTGTTCTCGCCTGTGCTGATTGCTTGCAGTTCACGAAGCAGTAGGTGGTGATGCGCTGCTGGTTCTTGATCTAGCTCGTTGAGAGCAAACTTAGTCCATTCTGCCAAGCTAACGCGAACTGCATCGCGAAATGGGGTTTCGTTTGCCGGACAAATTCGACCGACTGGAAAGCTCGACAT